CTTCATCCATCATTACTTCATGTTCAGCAATTTCATCAATAAATCGCTTACTTATCATACTCTCACCAATAACACGCTCTACCTCATCCATCAGAGTGTCATCAGAGAAGCTGTAAGTGGTCTTGTTGACACGCTTAATCTGTCCCGGTATGATTCCATCCACTTTAACTCCTGAAGGCGTTAAGATGGTATATGTGGCGTTAGGATGGAAGTCTTGTACTTTACCAATATAAAGCTTACCACTTTTAAGAACGTGTACTTCAGATCCTTCCTTAACAACACGCTTAATCCATTTGATTCGTTCCATCTCTTCCTTATGGGCAAGCACCTTTTCATAACCGCTTAACGTTGGTTTACCACTCTTGAGTAATTCAACATCCTTCAAGGCAATATGAAACAACCACTTCTGTTCAGCCGATGTTAATTCAGGGTAAGGAACTTTAAGCTTCGTCTTTAAAATCAATTCCATCTGATTAGCAATCAAATTAGCATAATCAACGTGAGCTGAAGAGATAGCCTTCACATCAGGAATAAGACGCTTACCTTCAGCATCTTTAGCCGTTGCCATAAAATCTAATGCCTTGTTAAAGAAATGATTCTTGTAATCAACTTTTTCTTCAACACGTTCAATCCCTTGAACATAGTCACGTTGACGTTCAGCTTGAGTGTAATTGGTACGCATATCTTTACTAATACCCGGAGTACGAACTTCCATCTTCTTTTGTAACTCGGCAATCTGTTGTCTGATCTTAACAATATCTTTGTTAACTTTAGGCATCCGTTCCTTCTCTAATTCAGCAATTTTCTGTAAAAGACCTTTTTGATTGTTACCACCTTTAACTTTAAGAAGGATACTAGATTTCTCATCAGCATCCGCTTTAACAAATTGAGCACGTAATTCTTCCAACTCTTTCTTGTACTTAGCAATACGTTCATCCATTGCTATTCGTTCTTCAGGAGGAGGATTAATACTCTTTCTTAACCGCTCAATCTCCTTACTATAATCATGAGGTGCAAACTTACGTTCACCTTCATTAATCGTACTTAGATCATTCAACCGATCATTACGAAGGGCTTCACGTCTTTTGTCGTACCCATTAACAAAGTCATCCAACTCATCAGCTTTCTTACTTTGAGAGTAGGCCATATCTCCTAACTCATCCATGAGTTTAGCATTAGCAAGTTCATTCTCACGTCCAACAAACTTAACCACTTGAGAAAGAGTCATATCATCAAATTTAGCAAGTAACACTTGTCGTTCAAGTGCTTTCTTTTGAAGTTCAGCCATTTGCAATGTATCACGATTAGGCATTACTTGTTTTGGATTATCTTTAGCTCTTTTTTCAATAGCCTTCACCACATCAGTATAGGCTTCTTTCCAGCTGTCGATTCCTAACTTAGCATTCACCCACGGATAAATAACTCCGGCTTTACCATTGTAGAAGTTTTTACTTCCATCAATAAAATTCTGAATAAACTCCTTACTCATACCTTGTTCAATGAATTTTGCCACATCATCTAAATTAGCCTTCCAAGTAGCCACAGAGATTACATCTGATTTGCCGTAAACATAGGTGGATAGTTTTTCTACAAAACCAACATGACTTACAGGTTTTTCAATAACCTCTTCAACTGTTTTGGGTTTAAGTACTGTAGGAGGGAAAAATTCTGTACTATCAAGATGTTCTACTTTTTTCCAATCAGGAAAGCTTGCTTCAAAATCATTGATTGCTTTTCTCTGTTTCTTAACAACAGAACCATCTCTACGTGCAACATTAATAATAGCCTTAAACTTAGCTAAAGCCATACCATCAGGACGAAGAATACCTTCAAGTTCAGTAACCTGTTCAAACTCTTCCTTACCCATAGTAATAGAGTTGGATTTCGCTTGCCTTGCTTCATCCTTAATGTTACGATTTAACTTATTCTCTTCAATCATTTGAGAATACTTTTTATACTCATCAAGAATCGTTAACCGCTCAGTCTCAATACGTTCAGTCGCTAATCGTTCAGCCTCTTCTTTACGTAAGACATCCTGCTTAACAGCATCTTGTAATTCAATAATTTTTTTCTGATGAGCGTTAACCTCAGATTTAAGAGGATTAATCTTTGATTTAAACTCCACTTCAAGAGCTTTGAGATTATCCTTGTGACTCTTTTCAAGACTTGTCAATGCCTCTTGAGTGTAACGTACCACCTCATCAGTACTTGCCAGATGATCTTCATACAGTTTTAAAACTGCTTCAATATCTTTTTCATCGGTTAAACGAGACACATCAAAATCAAGTAACTTTTGAACATACTCTCGTTTCATATCTGAAAGAATGTCCTTATGAGTGTTGAGTTGATACCCTATAACATCATCTTCTTTGATGTACCTGGAATGTTCAAGATCTTTCTTTTGTTGAAGTAACTCGTTAATCTCTTGCTTCTTTTGAACTTGACTAGCATGTAATGTCTCTTTGATGAACCCTGCTTCTTGACTCTTGAGAAAATCAAAGGACTGTGCAACCTTACTATACACAGTCTTGTTCTGCATTAACTCAACCACTTCCTTAGCTTCAGCAGGAGTTAACCCCAAATCACCTAGCTCTTTCATTTTCTCGTTAACAAAAGCAATCGACTTAATCCGATCCATCCCAAGACCACGTGCCATATCTTCTTGTTTGAACACGTGATACACCGCTTCAGGATTAACTCTACTTGCCTTATAAAGTTTACTACCGGGGGAGAACAACTCACCAAACTTAGACCCATAAATGTAATTACGTAACTTAGCATAAGCCGGTGCAAGGGTTGCATCACCAATCTTGTTCAACGTCTCAACACTTGTAATGGTTAATTCGTGATCTGCTAACTTACCAAAGACTTTCTTACCAAGAGGTGCATTTGCTAAACTTAACGTGTGACCAACATTGGTGCGTAACCCTAATGTTTTATTGTAATTCTTCATTAAGGCATGAGCATCCTTAATCACTTCCTCAGGTGTCTTAGCTAACCCAGTACCCCTCACAACGTCTACAGCCTTCTCTAAGGTCATACCTCGACTTGAAGTATACAAATCATCCATGATCTTATTTGAACGCCTTGTAGCCTCTGCTGTGGCTTGTGTAATGTGGTATCCTTGATCAACACTCTCCTGAATCAACTTATCCTTTAAGGCAGAACCAATCGTTGCAATATCTTCAACCTTACCAGTTGTCTTAACCCCAACACTTTCACCAAGTTTAACAATTGACTCAGTACCATGAAGTGCAGCACTTGCTTTACCTGTACCTCTAACAATAGCACTCAATCCACCAGTTGCATATGTGGTGGGATCAAGTGCTACATCCGCTACAAAACCAAGAGTTCCTCTTACTACCTTCCCTGCAAGGGTAGTTGGTTTCCAACCCAACTCTTCAAGAACATCACTATACGTCGTCTCACCACGACTGTATCCACCACCAAAGGGGTTACCTGCCTTAACACCCTCCCATGCTCCTTCAAGTGCTCCCTTATTCGGATCAATAGCCCCCTTAACAAATCCTGCTGATGTGTAAGCACCTCCCATCAACACAGACATAGCTCGATTCCAAGTAGTCCGTTTGCCTTTATCCAAATACCGATCATCATCGGGATTATCATTCCTACGAAGAATAGCAAGTAACTCAGGTGATAACGTTTGTTCACCATAAGACAATGGGTTATTGTACAGATTTGAATAACTATTGCTACCTATATAAGCTTTATACGTCAATGGTTTCCAAGCCAAATCATCACCTCATTTATTGTCCATACTTTTTAAGCCAAGCATCTTGTGCTTTCTTTTCAGCATTATATGCTTCCATCTCTTTGTCATAAACAGTTCCAGACCAATCAAAGAAACTTTTTGTGGGTTCAATGAGTGTCTTCTTCATTTTCTCAACAGTTATTTCAGCAATACTCTTAGTATAAATTTCAGAAACTGATTTATCCATTGCTTGTTTCGCTTGTTGTTGGTAGATTTCTGCTTCAACGGTTAACGGCTTACCATTATCATCAACCATACCTTGTTTCACAAGACGACTATTAAACAAATCATACTTTGCTTGTTCTTCAGCTACAGCATCTCTCATATTTGCCTTAGCTTGAGCCATTGCATTCGCATGAGCACTTCCTTGAAGGGATGAAGAATAACCAAATTGAATCTCTGCCATTTTAACATCTCGTTCAAACTGTACATCAAGTTTCTCCAAATCAAGCTTATGACCTGTATACATATTTTCTACAGCAAACTCTTGTGCTGTTTTCATATTCTCTTGTTGATACACTTGATTCGTTGCCAATTGTCCAAGTTGATAATCATTGGCTGTACTCATGTTATCAAGGGCAAATTGTTGATTACGATTGGCATTCAGTGCATCACTTTGAATACCAAGCATACCTTGAGCATATTGTTGATCAGCTGTAGCTTGAGCGGCAACTAATCCATAGTCATGTTGTGCTTGAGCATCGGTTACAGAAAGTGCTGTTTGAGTTCCTAATGATTTAAGTCGAGTTTGAATATCAAAAATGGCCTTATCTCGTTCTGTCATATTCGCATTCTTAAGAGTTGCACTTCGAGCCTGATCCCCTTGTATCAACCCAAGCGATTGTTGAGAGTTTTGAATCCCCATATCTTGTGAGATTAACGCTGTCCTCTCTGCATTAACATAAGCTTGTTGTTCAAGACTTGCTTTTTGTTTAACAAAGTTATCTTGAGCATCACGTACACTAATCTGACCATCAGATATGGCTTTTTCATACGCTGATTGAAGCATCTTAATCTGAGTAGAAAGAGCGGCATCAAGTTGAGCCTTTTGATTGGTCATATAAGAATCTGAATTTTGACGTAGACTTGATTGAATATCAGCCGTAGCTTGAGTTGAATCATACCGTGAAGGTTGTGACACGACTTGTTGTTGAACAGGCTGTGAAGTAAGTGAGTTCAAATCAACATCAGTGTTTTGCCTACCAACACCAAGATTACCGAGATACTGAGCGTACATAGTATTAGTTGCCGCACGATCAGCACCGACAAACTGATTGTTACCATATTTATAATCAATGGTATCTCCATATTGTTTACGCAGGGCTTGTTCATCAACAGACCCTTGCGTAACAATGACAGTTGGTTTGTTAGCCATTTAAAGCACCTCCCTTACCACGTAATCTCTTCTTTGGTAATAACCCTCAACACAACGTTTATAACGGCTAGAAGACCTACCTGAGCCTCTACAGTGAGATAGTCCTGACCTAAGGCGTTATAAACAACCACACCAATCATAGATAACACATTCGCATACAGTGTTTTACTTAAATACCATTTCTTCATAATTCATCCTCCTTTAAGCTAGGGATAATTCCTTACATGCATACCCCATATCAATAATCTGTTTAATAACCATATTTTTCTTTGATGTGCGAACACGTACTGAAAGGTAAACATCCACATCAGAAGAAACAACTGCTTTCATCACTTTGTTAACTTCAGTAAGAAAATTCATCCAAGGAAATAGTTTGCCGGGACACGATGTAGAATCATCATCACTATGCCGACGAATGTTTTCAAACGGAATATTATATAATTTACAAATACGACAAGCCTCTTTAACCAAAGCATCAAATTGAATAGGACTCATAATCCCTGTTTCAAAATTACCAATACAACTTAACCCATAACCAAGGTGATTCATATTTAATGTCTCACCCGGTGCTCTACCTAAACTATGAGCACCAATATATTTAACATCACGACCTACCCCAATGACACCACTTCGTTCAACCACACCATGATATCCAATATCACCCCAACCATTAACATTGACATGATAATTACGTATCACTTGAGTGTTTGCCTCATTACCAGCTGTGTGATGAATGATCAAATATTTAATCGGACGTACTCTTAAATCCAAAACAAACACCTCCTTATTTACCAAAAAATGCACTAACTATATCAAGGTCTTTACCTAAAGCAACAAATGTAATAACAGCAACCAACATAAAGACTCCCCAAATCAAACGCTTACCTGTTTCACTCTGCCAAAACTGAATAACTGTTTTTTGATTATCATGCAACACCTCTTGAATAAGTGTTAATTTGGTTATGGCAATTTTAATATCCGTTAAATCCTCATCATGAGAACACAATTCAGAGCCAATATTACCAAACTCTTTACTAAACGATTCACGTGTTCTTGCACAAGCCTCAGTCGTAACATACTCTGCCAACAAAACCACCTCCTACAATTTTTGACTCCACATATCCGGATTGTTTTTCAAGTACCGACTAATGGCACTTGACTTAATCGTAGCATCATTACGTACATTCTTAACAGGATTGTAATTACCAACACCTGCTTGATATTGAGATGTGTTCAAACCAATACCTGATGAACTGTCTTGAGCTGTACCTCCAAGAACTCCTTTATTATTGTTCAAATAACTTGCTTGATAAGCGTTAGCCTGATTAACTTGTGCTTGTTGTGCATCGGATTGCGTCTTCCATTGCAATTGCAAATCAGATAACTGTTTAGAAAAATCATTCTGCATTTGAGTAAACACAGCATTATAATCAAAAGAAGGCTCAGATAAAACAGTTGATTTGACAACTGGTGCAACAACAGGAGTTGAAACCTTATGATAATTGTTATAAGCCTTATCATTATCTGAAGACCAAGTTCCAGCACTCTCCATAGCTTTCTTCATAGAAGAAGTGTAAACATTTGTATCTGCCAATAAAATCACCACCTTATATTAAAACAAGGAGAAAGCGTTAACCTTCTCCTATGAATTATACCATAATTATCTAATTTAAACTATTGACTTAAGCTCGAATTTGACCACCATAATAAACACTTTCAGCTGTTGTTCCAGTAGGTTGTGTTCCAATTTTAACAATAGTACCACCACTACCTGCGGAAAGACATACGTTATTACTTGTACCACCATTATTATCACTAATAACAAGACCATAACTACACCATATAGCATTGCCAAGTCTATTAGATATGGCACAAGCATAAGAGTACACTGTGCTATTATCACATACAATCCCATGTCCAATCCCTGATGCACCAATAAAGTTCAAATATCTAAGAGCAACTTTTTTACAATTAGCAACCTCTATAATTGCACCAGTAATACCACTTAACCGACCACTATCAAATACAATCGTAATAGAATTATTAGATAGTGAGATGTATTTATAAATGGCATTATCGTCACCCCAAAAACTAATTATACCAGACCCAATTTTACCCTTAACGGTTATAAAAAGTTCACTTGAATAATCTCCTGCGGCAACCCAAATATTAATTGAATGATTTACAATTTGAGGTATTAAAGAAAGTGCTTTGCCAATTGTTTTAAATGCACCACCAGCACCAGCACTTGTACCAAGATTAGCATCATTACCAAGCACAGCGTCAATATAGTAATTGACATTAGCTGTTGTTACATTAAGTGCGGCAATTCTTAATGCCTCCTGTAAAACCCTATTCTCTTCTGCTAAAACCCTCAACGCTTCACTGTTTAAACGAATCTCTTCAGAGGCAAGACGAGCATCCTCAGAAGCAAGACGAGCAACCTCATTATCAATTCGAATCAACTCATCATCGTTAAATTCAGAATACGTTGCTTGTCTTATAATTTCGTTGTTAATCCTTGTTGTCTCAGCAACGTTAAAATCAGTATACGTTAATTGACGATGTGCTTCTTGTTGTACTCTGAGTAATTCATTTTGAACCCTTGTATTTTCATTAGTACTAAACACTAATAGATTGCTGTCAATTTCTGTTTTAGTGTAATACAAGGTGTTATGATCGGTACTTATCTTATGATTAGCAATAGCACTATAATTTATATTAACACCATCAACAACTTCATTGACTTTACTTGTAATATCTGTATTGTTTTGATTTGCTTCTTCAGGATCAATAATCTGTCCCAAAACAAAGTTAGGATACGATACAACTAAATAATCCATTGCCATAATCATCACCTCTTTCCACGTAATTCATAATCCCCATTAACTTGATAAATTTTCATACGTTGATTCAATTCAGCAATGGGAATTAACGACCAATCATTATCCATAAATAAATAGTAAGCACTTTCATCAAGAACGTAAATTAACAATCCGTCTTTTTTACCTTCATAGATTAACAAATCAGGATAACTAGCAACCTCACCATCTTTAAAATGACCACAAGAAAGCTTAAAACGTATTGTACGACCTCTTCGACCAATTATAAAAGGTAAACTCTCAGATATAGTACGATTGATATAACGATCACCCCATTTGGTTCGACCGTAAACAGAAATTTGATTCGATATTGTAACTCGATCTTTCACATCAGAATAATCAATCTCAAACAACACATTAATATCCGATGGATATAGTTCAAATGTTTTAGCCACTAAAAAGAACTCTTTGAACTGTTTGAAATTATTGGCATTATCCATATCAAATCGTTTAGAATACCAAAGAGATTGATACGGTAATCCAAAATCTAAGAAAACTTCCTTATCAAACATAGCAATTCTTCCATCGGGCTTACCCCAAATAATTTCACGATTAAGAACATAAAAGGATGTTGCATCAATTTTATTATAAAACGTCCACTTCTTGAGAAGATAAGAATAAACCAAGACCTTATCTTTGATACTTACATACCATTCATCTTTAAAGAAGATACTAGTTGATGTGTTAATATCTGTAATTAAAAGATTCAAGGGTTCCTTTGTAATATCAACATCTTTAGTCAAAATAGTCGTTGAGAGAATCTTTGTATCATTTTTAGCACTTGAAAGACTGTAAGCGTTTCCATCATTACCCATAAAGAAGAGGTAATTATGAGCCACTTTAACAGAATCCTGATTAGCAAATCCAGTATGAGAATTAATACGGTGCAGTTGAAACACATCAACCCCCATATCTAGTCGATTAGTAGAACCAAACACAACGTACAAATCGTTATTCCGACCAACAATCACTGAGTTATCATAGACACACATACCAACAATCATATCAGAATTTGGCGGTAATTGAAGAGGCAAAGCTACCGGGTAATAAAAAGGGTTCTGAACATCTGTTATAAAAATATTGTCATCATCCTTATCGTCCCCTGAAACAAACAATCGACCATTATGAGATATGATATAACTAACTCCAAGAGGAACGACATTAGCACCACTGTACGTATCGACAAACTCATTCTCACAAGGTTCATAAAACACTTTAAAGTCAGTGTAATCAACATTCAAGACACCTTGTACATGACTTGTATCAAGACGAGGATGCCCAACCGTAGGACTTACTACTTCAAGTAAAACATAATCATTAATCGCCACACCAATCACTTTAGCATACGTTGAAGTAACTTGTGCAAACTTACCATAGACATACAACTTTTCCCCATCAACAAAGAAGTACCTACCAGAATGATTAACACCACAAGGCTTACCACTAATCGTTGTAAGAATATTTTCCTCTATATAAAGTTTACCCACCGTAGCACGTATAAGAACATTGTCATCAGCATAAGGCTTAAACTCATCAATAAACACAATGTCATCATCAAGTACTAACTCATCATAATACTTTTGTCCATACCGATTTTCCATAACCGTATCATCGGTAAACATCATGTTTAAACAATTTGACGTCTCATTGGCTTCAAGTTGTTCAGAACGATTGTTAAGACCACCAACAAAATTAGCCATTGAAAACGTCATGAGTTTATTTTGAGGAGGGGTTGATTTCTGAATATAAACCATACTTACTCAACTCCCTCCACACCATCATCAAGATCAACAATCTCAGTACCCCAATACGAATCCAACTTAACATAATCCAATTCCTCATCAAGAACAATAGGTAATCCAGTACTAGCATCCAGTATCTTGATGTGACCACTTTCAATTCTTGATAAGAACTCTTGCAACTTAACTTCAAACTCATTCATTAGCGTTGTTGCCCGATAATGACCTTCATCTTGTGCAAAGCATCGAGAAGCGGCAAACAACGAAAGCAAGTGATGATATTCACTTGGTATCAATTCAGGAACCTGTGTGCTTGTAAGCAAATACGTTAGATTCTTTAACTCAGGAACAATCTGTTTAAACCGATCAATCCCTTCATTAAGATAATCAACAATATCTGCTTCACGAAAAATAGAATTAGAAAAATCACGTGTATAAGATCGAACACGTAAAATTAAATCTAATCGTCTCATAATTAACCTCCTTTGGTTGCCAAAATAGCATCAACATCATCTTGCGTAATATACGTAGGACAATAAGATTGGACTTTAACATCATCAATTTTACCAATGAGAAACATTTTTAAAATGAAATTATACACAGCATAACCCCCTTACAGTAAGTTCATATCCATCAATGTCATAATAGCATCTTCTGTAGCACTGACTCGATCAACGGCTAATTCAAATTCTGTCTTCACAGGAACAGTAGCGGCTATAGCCTCAATTACTTCATCCACCACAAAGATATAAGGGTTTTGATCAAAGGTATAAGTTTTGCTCACAACCTCATCAATCATAATAGGTTCATGTTCATCAAAGGAAATAGGCATTTCTACTGATGTGGAGATTTCCTCATAAATCGGTACTTCAACTTCTGTAGTAACACCCAACTCATCAACCACCGTTTCAAGAGTAACTTCATCTGTGGCAATTCGGTAGGTGTTAATCACAGTTTCAAACTCTGTTGCCACTCGTGCTTCAGTGGTTTCAACCTCTCCATTAAGATAAAGCAATTCACCATTTTCATTAACCTTTTGAATTACCATTCCAGTAATTTCTTCAACTGTTTTGGAAAGACTGATTGGGTAAGGAATCAACAACTCCAATTCAAACGGCATAGGTTGCCTATCATAGCCACACACTTGCCTTGTAAGCCTGTTAAATACAATGTTGTACATAATACCCCTCCTTAAATGGAAGAGGGCTTAAAACCCCCTTCCTGTGGCTTAGATTAGATACTGTTATTGGTGGTGATGAGTTTACCAGTTGCCTTATCAACATAACCTGTAGGAATCAACTCACCAGACTTCCATGCTGTCGGTGTATTAACACCACTTCTAACAATACCCTCTGATTCTTTACTGAGTGGTTTACCTTGTAGATTGATAAGAATGCCAATACCTGTACCATCTGTTGTGAATCCACCAGTAGCAGAGTATTTACTAAACACAAACAGTTTTAATTCACCATTAACCAATACTAGATACCTTGCAATACCAACCATTGGTTTACTTACTGTGTTTAATGCAAACTGTTTCCAATAGTTATTTGCAAACCCTGTAGCATTAACAGTGACTTTACTCCCAATGTTAATACCTTTAGAATCTGGTGCAAATTTAACAACCGAATAACCAAACTCACCAGACATGTTATCATTGTCGTTTAAGGTTTTACTTGCAATATTTCCCCATTGATGAGTACCTATTTTGTTACCAACAGCAGAACCAATGTCAGTTAAAGTAAAGTCATCTGCTTCAGCAAGTATTGTTACATCGGTATTCGCACTTATAGGCGTAGGAGCTTCAAGATAATCACTGTACGTAGTCAGCATAAACTCATTGGAGTAGGGGAACAAGGACTGAACTTCTTTAGTCTCTTTTCTTACAAGCAAAATATTACTCAATCCTGAATCTCTTCTAGGATTACTTGGAGATAAAACATCATATCCAGTTGGCTTTTTAAGTGTTAATTCAATGTTGCAATAGTCCGTGTAGATGGTTGATGCTGTTACTCCGTCACTGGGTTCTGCATAAGAAAGAAAATGAACGAAACCGTCGTTAGTAGTTCCAATTAAATTAATTGATCCACTCGCAACTTCGTCGAATTTTCTAAGCACTTTAGTCACGCTAGAATTAGTATGGTAGGTAGACGATGTGGAACTCCAAGCACCCTGATACCAACCAGCTAATGTCGCCTTGTTCCCAGTCGGTGAACTTCCATATCCCCACCAATTACAAGTAATACTTGTCAAATTATCCTTCAACCACTGAACCTTATCAATTGCAGGAATAGTTCCCATTTTATCTTCTACTATGCGGATTAGATTAAATTTAAAGCGCATTTGGGCAATAGCTAAATTAACATTATTAGCAACTGTGCATAGTGTGTTATTTAAAGAGGTTAATTGATCGTAAGTCGTACCCCAATTTGATACCTCAACTACGCCCACTGTATCAGAAGGAGTAATTAAAGATGTATTTACAGATATACTAATAGTATTAGGACACTCAACAATACTCCCTACTATCTTCCCTGCAAAATCATCCCTAATATCAACGGTTTGACCTGTTGCTAAACCAAATGAATTCACGATTTTATCGGCGAATTTGATGTCTAGTGAAGCATAGTCTACGTTGATGGTGGATGGTATGTCGCCATTTGATGTACCCGAATAAACCACAAAGAAAACATAACCTTCAGCAGTAATATAACTTGCATAACCAGAACCTAAAGCAAATGACACTTTAGCAATAGACGCATTAGAATTTGAGTAACTACCTGTAGAATAAGCAGTATTAGTAACATTCCAAGTTTTCAATGCAGCAATATTTCCAGCAGTTGAACTACCACTACACCAGACATTTCCTGTTAATGCACTCAAGTTATTCTTAATCCAAGCAACCTTACTTGTCACTCCAACAGCAGGAATCTTACAACCAAGTTTCCTTTCTGCCCATTTAATTGCATCAAAACCCAATAACACACATGCTTGCTCACCATTTATACTTGTACTAAATGTAGTCACTACACCATTCTGAGTATAAATTTTAGGATATTCAACATCATCTAACTCAGTCAAAAATGCACTAGGAGCAGGATTATTTGCTACAATCCCACTTAATGTCTTAGCAATATTAGGATTCTCCCAAGTCCTACCACTAATCTTACTAGCATAATCACTCACAATAGTCTGATTAGCATAAGGTAATCTAAACCCTGCTTCACCCATTAAAGTAGTCGTAGTAGGCACACTAAATGCAGGTTGACCTGCTGGCATAATCAAGGAATAATCAATCTGAATATCCTGTGCTACAAGTCCTGCATTTGTTCCTAATGTAAATGTTGCTACATTTGTTCCAAGTGTTGCCCATGTTCCTACTACTGCTGTTTTGACTCCTGCTACCATGTGGTAGGCCAATGGGACTGAGGATGCAGTTGTTGTTTCAACTAGATAAGCGATTCTTATACCGTAGCCTACAATAATGGTTACACTTGATGTAACGTTAATTATTTTAGTTGCCGTATCAACACTAGTGATTGTAAAAACGGCACTTGATGGAGCCCAAGTATCACCATATACAGGGACTACAATGTCACCTACAGAGATTCCAGATACGCTCTCTGCTTTATATGAGAGACTCGTTGTTCCTTCACCACTAATATAAGTGACCTTAGCCAAAGCAGTACCCTCATCAAACACTCCAGAAATCAATTCTCCTGCCATACCTGTTACAGTAATAGTATCACTAGCACTCCAAGTATTAGGAGTACCAATTACTACACGATTAATTCCATGACTATTTAACAAATTTGTCGATTTTACAATAGAATTGACTGTTTGACTCATTTGAGCTTCCGATAAAATGCGTCTTTGGTCGGTGTATGCTGGCATTATGATAGCGTCACCTGAGATGAAGTCGGGAGGGAGATTGGGGAATAGTGAGCCACGGTCGATGTTGGAGATTGAGATGTTTGAGAGGGTAGATTTAAGATTTGAGGAACCAAAGCGTACCTTGGCGGGAATTTTCCATAGAGTATTCGATTTTCTTGCAACAGTACCTATTAAATTACCGTTTACACGTAAATATAAATTAATGCTATCCCATGATGCACAAATATTAAGATAGGGCATATTTGACAAAGTATAATTACTAGGGGTAGAAACCGTTGTGCTATCAGTATACTTCTCTTCCAAATATAAGACATTAACAGATTTTCCATAGATTACAGAAAACACTTGCGTATCGCTTGAATCTCTAATTGAAACTGCTATAGGAAAACTTGCAGTTTCATTTTTTAAATCTACCGTGTTCACTTCAAACCCAATCGAACCATCATTCACGCTTATTCCACTAACGTCTAGAAGTAAGGCACTATCCCCATTAAACTTATACCCACTCCCAGTAGGCATAGGTTTAAATGACCCTGTACCAAGATTCATAGCACTACTGCCTAAAGGAAATTCGGGTACTAACGTCCCATCCAAACTAGCATAAAACACAGTGTTCCCATCTATCTCTGTCTTAGGTATACCATGATGCTCAGTCAGCATTTTCTTAGGCGAAAGTTCTCCACGCTTGAATTGATCATCTGCTTTTTTGAGGATGTAATCATAATTATATTGAGCTTTTGTTTCGTGTCTCAAGTCTGTGATGTCTCTTTGGTCGATGACGTTGGAGTAGAGGGATTGGGGGTGCATATTTAACAAACTAGATTTGATAATTTGATTACCCAATACAACACATGTGGAATCAATGCCTAAATAAGTTGCAGTAAATTGCGTGTCTGACACAATGCTTTCTACTTTGAGTGTAAGATATGTGTAGTTAGCCAGTGTAACTATGTCTCCTATTTGAAGTGTAGAGGCACCAGAACTTACGGTGATTGTTGTTACGCTATTCCTATTTACAGGATTAGGAGATTGTGCTGTAGGTGTAAGTGAAAAATAATTCCTACCCCCATTCGGATTAGCAGGACTGAAACCCGATGAATTCCGTCTTTTAACCCTAAATAATGGAATTGCGTAGGAGTAGCCATCATAGGTTAAGAGAGTAGCTTTATCTCCTGCACTCCCACTTCCAGAAACATAAACTCCTTTATCAACACTACCCATTGCATACGTCAATGCAGTATTGGCAACATTACCACCCCATGCTTTTACATTAACCGTATCATTTACACCATCAGGATAGGTAGTAAAGTTAACATTTGATACCGTTCTGTATCGACCACTTATCGCATATCCATTTCCGGTTGAAGGAAACCATGATTCAAAAAGAACAAAATCTTCCCACTTCTCTCCAACATTTGCAGGAGCAATAGGTAATGTAATAACCGTCAAAGGCATAGTAATTTCATACCCATTCACAGAATACGTTGTTTCAGGAATGGTAATACTATTCAAATTCGTTGTTGATCCTGTGACAATAGGTTTATAATCGATAACCCCAGAATGACGTTGTGAACGAACTAATCCAGCTCTAGCAACATCAATAGCTGAAGGATCAATAAACGAACTAACTTTTGAATCAATGTATTTCTTTGCAAACTTTAAATCAATAATACCCATTATACCACCACCCAATTCGTTCCATCACTTTGCCACACTTCTTGTGTCGCTACACTCATCCAAGCAAACCCAATCGGTACCGTTGTTGCGGCAGGTCTTGTTGCAACCGTTGCACCAAACCCTTCCATGGCAACTTCAGATGTTGCAATACCAAAGGTACCATCACCCAAATCAACTAACTTAATCGGATGACCATTTATATCTGTTGTTCTATTTGCCATTTTTATCACTCCTATCCAAACAAAAAGGGGTGGATTTTTCACCACCCCCTTATTTATTTAATTTACGCAAACGCTAGAACGGATACTTTATCACCTTCTGTAATATCAGTACCGGCTACTGTAATTGTCTTAGCTGTTGCATCGTACAAACACGTAACCCCTGTTACATACAAAGCACCTGATGTCACTTTAAGCACTGTGGGAATCATCCCTACAGGAGCATAAAGTGGACAAGAAAACACAACAGCATTTGCTGTACCCTCAGCCGCACTTGCAACTTTAGCAAACTTCTCCATAGCTACAAAACGATCTGCCATATAAACCACCTCCTATTTAGTTAGCTGAATTAGCCAATTCCTGTGCTACCCATGAGTCCACGCCAATCCGATACTCCCATGCTGTAACGCATATAACCACGATATTTACTCATGAAGTCATCGAAAGTTTCTTCCCATTTGAACTCAGGACGTACACGCCAGAAGAAGTTAAGTTCATGTCTAGAAGCATCCTGTAAGAACCATGCAGTATCCGATCCACCCGATGCAAGACCAAGGTAATCCAAGACAACAATTTCAATCCCATAGGAGTTAAGGAAGGTGTTTGTATCATTCAGGTTTCCACCCGGAACTTGTACGGTTTTCAAGATACGAATGGCTGTATCCTCAAGAGCCGGAGGGATGATAAGGCGAGTTGCTTTGAACTGAACCAAGTTCCCTGCTTCATCCAATGTCTCTCTCATTAGTTGCAAAGCCTTCTTAAGATTTACATCCGTCAAGGCACCCGTTGCCAAGTTCTTACCAACCTTAGCAGCGTTATCAAGTAATGGATGATCCGCAGCAAACAACTTCTTACCATCGTAAATGTCTGTAACAAAGCCAGTAAGCAAGGGAACCATAGCATCTTTCTCTACCTTAGCACGACCAGATCGTGCCATTGCTTTTGGCATTTTCTCCATTTGACGGTATTGTTCATCATCGTACATTTCCCGAGTAATCATGAATCCTTGGGTAAATGCTTCGTGAATATAGTCACGTTTCAAACCGGGAGACAGTTTCTTGTAGGAAACCACATCAAACTGACTTCCACGCTTATCCCAATCACCAAAGGCACCCATGCCCCAATCGTGTTCCATAGCTTTTGTAGAATCAGCCACATTGTAAACCTTGGCAAACTGTTCCGGCAATTCATCATACGTTTCAAAGAAAATCTTACGAAGACCGGGTTCAAGCAACATACCAAAATTGGTCTTGTTTTTTACATCATCCGTAGTGTAGTTAAACGCATTATCAACAGTTGGTTGTACAGGGACAGCAAACCGTTGAAGATCAAATATAAAATCCATACGTATCACCCTCTTTTCTATCACTTTCTAGTTGAAGCATCACGCCACTTGACGTAGACTGCTTCAGTTAATCCCATCATACGAGCAACCTTTTGCTCATCAGGAGAAATACTTGGTTTGTTATCAGGAATATGTGCTGTTCCATCATTTGAAGAAATAAGTGTTTGAGTGCTAATACCTTCCTGTTTTAACTCAGCTAAGATTTCTTGCCTTATGCTTCGTTTAAGTGCCTCTGTATCAACAGGTGTTACTGGTTTGCTTGACTTAATCAAATGATAGGCATCTTCCAAATTGACAATCTGTTTCTCTTGAGCCATTTTAATGACTTCACGAATTTCAAAGTCAGGGTATTTATTTTGCAATACCTCAATATCTCGTTCCAACTTCATGTCGTACAACTTTGCTTCAAGGTCAGCAACTCTAGCCATTGCTGGATCAAGCTGAGTTGGAACCGGTGCCACTTGTTTGATTTGTTCTGCCAACTGAGGGTTTTGTTTCAAATGCTCATAAAAAGCAATCGCTTCTTTACTCTCTTCACGTTGTCTTGCAACCTCTTGGGTTTTCTGAGTATAATCCTTTTGGCGAAGATAACCATTCTTTAACTCTTCAATGGTAAACTCTTCACCATCAACTGTAATCTTCTCAGGAGCCACAGGAGGGGTTTTAATGGGTTCTTCCGTTACTACTGGTGCAATCACTTCAGGTTTAACTTCTACAGCAGGATTAGCAGCTTGTAGGGCTTCCTGTGCCACTAATTCACGATATTGAGTAATATTCAATTCAACACTCTCCTCTGGAATGTTACCTTGCAGTAACTTTGTTCCAATTTTAATTTACTTAATCAAATCCATTAACTGTGGGTTTTGACTCATCAAAAGTTTAAACTCTTCATCATTCATACCGTTAATCCCCTTTAACAAATCATCCGGTAATGAATCAAGTCCACCCACTTGAGTTTTTTCTTGTCCCATCATCGGATTACTTTGTTGAGAAGGATCGTACAATTTTTCAGAATCCGTATACCCTTGATTGTAAGACATTGTTTTAATCTTCTCTGTTTCTTCCATTTTTTTCTTCTCTTGTTGCATCGTATCATACTCTTCTTGCAATTGTATAATTTTTGCATTTATCGACTCAATAGCTGATGTGAGTTGATCAAGAGTACTTAGTGTGGCCTTATCATCTTGCTGATCTTGTTTCGCAAACTGCTGTAACTGTTGACCCAATTGTTCTAACGCTTGTTGCATTTCTTGCAATTGTTGTTCAACAATTTGTTGTTTATCACCCATCCGACGTAGGAGTGCTCCTTTAATCTCTTCAGGTAAATATTCAACTACCGCTTCCCTATCAACCAAAGGTTGACCATCCGGCATTTGAGTTTGTGCCAAACGTATCATAAGGTCAAGCATTGCACCCCTATTTACAGGCATCGTTGATCCAGACGATACCTTTGTATCATAGTCATATTTTAAAACATTCTTTGTGAAATTCTTCATATCATACGAACCGTCTTGACGAGTAATCATAATCCAACGATCCTCTTTCCAAAACTGTTTCATACGTGAATTCCACTTCATAGCAATCTTACCAAGACTGTCTTCCATCAATTTTACTTTAAGACGAATACGAACTTGACCACTTTCCTTAAGTGCTAAGATTCCTTGAGCGGTGTAAACACCGGTTGAGTTTTCACCTTTCAACGAAGAATAAACGCCACTGATTTGTTCTATATCTGCCTTGTACGTTTCTACAGCATTAATAACATAGTTAGGCATACTAGGTGGTTGATCTCTTTTTACCTCACTACCCGGGTTCTTGCGAATAACAAGTCCCGGCCTTGCTGTAATTCCTCCAATCTTTACACCGGAGTTCTTATCAATGATCCATGGCATATTCGCCGTTGACTTGGCATTATCTAAGATTGCATTGTTCATCTGGTTTAAATACTTCTGTGGAGACAATAATTGTGCAACTTCCCCTTCACCCCAAAACTTACCCGGCAAATCATAATCCTTAATCATTTCAAAGGGAAATTCACCATCATTATAAGGATTGGCCTTATCTGAAAGAACAGTACCAAGTTCAGGACAAAGTGTAATCACACGACCATGAGGGTATTTAAGCTTAACCGTCTTTTCCTTTTCAGACACTTCTTCATAGGTATCATAGTCCCTTGTCCATACTTCAAGTACCAACACTTGATTATCAATCCGAGCATTCCGTGAATTATCCTGTACCAATTCCGTATAATTAATTTGACCACCAGTTAACTTTTTTGCCTTAGTAGGAAACATTTTCTTAAGTTTGTTCACATTACGATATGAGGCATAAATAATATATTCAGCATCATCAAAACTGGTTGCTAGTGGATCAGGGAAAATGTTATAGATGTTGACAGGTATTCCTTTGATTTGTTTTTCATCACTATCCCAAGGAATAAACCATACACTTGTCCCTAACACTAGTGTATTAACCAATTCCTTATATAGTTTGGCAGACATATCCTCTCGATCCCATTCATACATAAAGGCTTCTTGTTGATCGTTAGCAAACTTCATACCTTCTGGTTGCCTAGGCATTGAAAGAAATTTCGGGTTATTGTCTAACATAATGGGTCGTATCGTTTCCACAACGGAGAAAATGTAATTACTAACCAAATCCGATTTATAATCCGGTAACGCAGCATTCTTAAAGTAATCACCCATATAAGCATCCATATACATTAACCATTTTCTGGTATAAGGTGCTTTGTGAACCATAGCATCTTTAAACTTAAAGTTCCAATCACTTGCCAGTGTTACTTCATCAGCATCGTTGTCGATCAAATCATACAAGTTAACACCTCCTATTCTGCTACTTCGTGTACTTCTTCACTTTCAAACAAAGGATCAAGTATATCTCTAGGCTTACTTTCTCTTTGTTCAATGGGAACTTCCGGTGTGTAATCTTCTCCTTTTCCTTCCAATAATAATTGTAACATAATGGCAAGTGCCATGATAGTATCGTCATTACAGCCACCTTGGGCATTTGTTTTACCATTATCCTCAATAATATAAGTGAAGGCCTCAGAGATAATCACATCAGAATAAATCCCTAAATAACACTCTCGAAGGAACTCGGCTAATTTATCAATCATAAACGGTTTTGTTCGTGGAGAGGTTGTCCAACCGACCTTTGTGGTTTGCACATCATTAATCTTATCGTAACTCTTACTAAAAAAGAGGTTCCAATATTCAGCCTTCTTAATCGTGTTTAATGTTGTGCCACCATGATTGTTATTCTCTACGCCAAGATACGCTTGATTGTAATACTTGGCAAGTTTAACCAGTTCAAGTCCAAACAAATCAGGATCAATCTTACCATGCCACATAGCATCCACGTTAAACGTATCACTATTACCAACCACACCACAAGAATAGTCACCTTGTACAAGACCTTCTGCCACGTCAGCACCAATCGAATAAGAAACTCCCTCTTCAGGTTTCTTCCAAATAGCAATATACCCTTTGGGATCGTCTTGAAAGAAGACTCCTTGATCATTTTCCACTAAATACCCCACAAATAAGGGTTTTTTACTAATCGTTTGGTACTTTTTAAGGGATTTAATGCTAAATTTAGGACGTCCTGTTGAAATGAAGGCTTCTTCAGGTGTTGAGGGATATTCCTGCATAAACAACATCTCATCACCTTGACACTTGTTAGCAATGGTGTATTTACGCCAATTCATTTGCTCTAACGTAAGGCTTTTAGCCTTCATTAACTCATATTCATAGGTGTGCATTGTTACACCACTACTATCCCTTGATACAGCATTAATTTCTGATAGAAATTGATCTCGTTCTGTGTCTGATGTGAAGGGACGAGAGTACGTTGGGTCAACGAACCATGCTAGAAAGATCGGCGTAAGTTCATTTTCACCGCGTACAGCCTTTTGCCACTGATCGTGAAAAAAGTCCCCCACTCCATTGGCGGTACTTTCCCACACCACCAACGTATTCGGTAAATCTGGTACACATTGCATGAGTCCTAACATGGTTGTCTTTGCATCGGGAAAGAATGCCACCTCTGAGGCGTGTACATTGTGATAGGTAGCACTACGTGCCACCTCACCAGTACCGGCTGTAGCAATGGTAATCTTACTTCTCAACCCCGGATTACTCTGTTTAACGTTTTCATCACTTTCAGGATTCTCAAAGCTAAGGATTTTACCATTGGAGTACTTTTTCATCGGACGAATTAGTTCAGGCATTTCCTCATAAAACAATTTCGATATTTGAAATAAGTTAGACGATGCAGATTCTTCATGTGCAATAATTAAAGAAGCTTTGTTATCGTTATTAGCAGTATCTTGAAAAATTAACCCTTCAAACAATGTTGATAAACCCATTTGACGAGCCTTTAATACAATATAACGCAAGGGTTTACCTTGTTTAATATCGCTTTCAACAATTTTCATAACAATTTTTTGAGCAACATTTAACTTGAAAGGAACAATAACAGCCGATTTATTTTTAATACGAAGAAAAGTTTCAATATACCAACATCTATCGTTTCTTAATTTATAAAAAAAAAGTTGTTCTTTTGTTAACTTTGCCATTCTTTTATCGCCTCAATCCAACCTAAAAAATCATCATAAGAAAGAATACCCTTAGCACGATTACAAATAGAACAACAAGGTAAAGAATTACCTATTGTGTAACCAATTGTATTATCCATACGATCAATACCATTTATAACAAAAGTATCACCATACATTTCTTTAACATTAGATGGTTCGGCACCACAATAATGACAATAAGACGATGAAATAAAAACAAACTCTTCTTGAGTTAATTCAAAAGAATACCCTCTACTTTTAGCACCATTTTTATAATTATTATACATTTTTCTTTGAGCAGAATTACCGTGTTTTTTACGATTACATCCACAACTAGTTGTTTGACCACTAACAACACTTTCAATTAAAGTTTCAAACTTTGTACCACATTCACATTCAACCAAACACATTATCTTAACTCTATGACCATTATGACGTTTACCAATAAGTTCCAAAATTTTGAGCTTATTAATTTTTTCACCAACACGTTGCTCATATGGTATTGCCATAAAATCACCCCCACGTATATTATAACATGAGGGTTACAATTAGTATATATTGTTAATTATGTGTTAGTCTGCATACCTAATACGCCAATCACTTGCCAGTATATCGGTCTGTGATGCTAACCAAGGCACAAGGTTCCCATCAGCAGTACGCATGTAAATATACGGTAACGTCATTTTGGAGTGTGCATCGGGATTTTGAAGTTTTAACCACATACCCTTACCGTTCCAACCTTCACGATAAACTGACATACCATCTTTTAACCAATCTAACGCATAACCAAATCCCATTATTCAATTACCTCCCCATCAAGTATCGTTTCATCAATTAGGCGGCTCATCTTTTCCTCAAATGTGTGAACCGTTTTATCAATCTTAATTTCTTGTTTAGCTTTGTGTCCTGCTCTATCCAAAATATCTTTAACTGCTTGAAGTGCAACCCCATCAATGGGAGATTGCGTTAAGTCGGATAACTTATTCACCGCTTTCAGCGTAAGGGCTTTTAATTGTGTTGTAACAATGTCATGAGTACCTAACTGCATTTCCTCAATAACCTGTTTCACCACTGGATTCTTCATCCAACGTGTGGGTGTGTTATGACCTACATCAAGCAATTGAGCTAACTTTGCTAGAGTGTATTGACCTGTAGTGTACAAATGGATAAATCGTTGAACCTTTGGTTCTAACGTAAGGATTAAATCCCCTTCTTCACAATCATCCTCCTTCAAAGAATTTGGTATGGGGAGTAATTGTGTGGTAGGACTCTCCTTTTTTGTAGGTGTTAAACTCACCACGCATCATCCTTTCAAAAAGAACATCCAAATCAGAAAAAGTTCTCACCTCGTATATAGCACCAATCTCCTCTGAACAGAGAAGACCTTTAAGGTACAGTACGTCGGCAAAGAACTTTAGTAATGTTTTATCCATATTTTATTCCGACACCTCCTCATCAGGGAAATGATCACTTGGAATTACGTCATGAGGGAGGTTATACACATTAGGATCAAGTATAGCGGCAACTGTAGGGGTGTGGATTGGGGCAGACTGTCTACTTGACACTTCACTCTTCAAACGTGCAATACGTGCATCAAATACCCGTTCTTGTTCGTTACGTGAGAGGTGTAAAGAAGGAACGTCCACATCAGGAGAAATATCGGGTACTTCGGATACTTGAGATTGCGGAGGTACTTGAGGTGGTGGAGGTACCTGAGGTATATCGGCTAAACAAGGTAATTTATCTTTGACAAGTATAAATAATGTTGCACTGGATATAATAAGATTAGCTACTTTAAGAAAACTCAATCTATTTCCTCCTTACGTAACGTGGGCTAAACGCCCACTACACACAAACTTATACGTATAGTTATTTTTATTGATTTGTTAAATGTTCGAGCGAAGCGAGAACAACTTTGCCTTAGCAAAGTTACGATGACCTCTACATAACGTAAACCTAACGGTTTACTACACACGTACTTAGAGTGTTCAAAATTAAATCGCTTCGCTCTTAATTTTCGTTTACTCATTTCATTCGTAAACGGGGGTTAACTAATTATAACTGTACTTTTAGAACTTGTCAATACGTCTTGACACAATCTTAACAAGTTTTTAGAAAACTTATATTTTCTTAACATAATCTTAACAAAGTGCTTATAAGCACTACGTATAGTACATTAGCCACCTTCAAATGGAGTAAGTACTAAAGTACTACGTAGTCTATACATAACTGACGGGCTGATGTGGAAGAGTACCTAGAGAACACGTTCTTTCCGTTTTTCTGATTATTTCATCCTAAAAAAAATACACACAGTATATTTTTACAATGTAGTCACAATGTATTTACACAATGAATTTTATGTCTCTGCACCTTCACACACAACTTTTTTTACACAACGTAGTTTATATATAAACACCTCTGTGGACAGAAACATTATATCGAAGAGGAAGAACGAAAGGTTCCACGTTACCACTTTGCCCCTCCCGGGGCATACCTAATTGATAACTTATACCACATACATAAAACGTAAGTTACACCACTAACAGCACACAAATACAACACAAGTACATCACACCCACATGTGTGGTTTTGAGTACTAATAGGTATAGCAACCAGCTTTCAGCAGACTTTCAGCAACACATTAAGTACTGTGCACTATAACAGTATCAACTGTATTATAACACGTTCACTACACGTTCACACCCATGTACACCGCGTGGCTGTAGGCATACAGCACACATTCCCTACACATCAGCCACTCATACCAGTACATATAGCAATATGTTCCTACAAAACGTCTAAGACGTTAGTACAATACCTTATCTACGTAACGTTTATAAACGTTAATACAGTACAGGTCATCGTTAAGGCGTCTAAGGACGCCTTGTTCTTCGCTTCGCTTCGCTACGCTCGAACGTTAAATGTAATTTACAAGTACATCCTCATCAGGAAAAATACATCGGCTGTTCACTCTACTATACGTACAGTACACATTCTATTCATTAGTTTGTGTTCTTTTTCATAAGTGTTACATCAAATCATTCTATGCAAATCCTTTCCTTCAAGTTGGGAAGATTTACTCTAAATTAGTAGGAGGAAATGATTTTGCATGGAATGATTATGATGTACGCAAGGATGGTATATTTTATTTTATCTTCGACGGAAGGGAACGTGTTAACATGGGTAAACAAGAATTAGAACGACAAATTATCATCTTTAACAAAGTAATGAGAGGAGAGATTGACTGATGAACAAATGTAACAGTGATTGCCCAAATTGTGAACACGCAGACTATTGTGTTCAATTCAGCTTATCATGCAATGGTGAATGTGATAAGTGCAACGATATAACATGTCACAATCATCAAGACTATGTTGATGAACCTGCTGAGTGGGAGAAAAACGAAATTACTGACCTAGACGACAAATGTAATTGGTAACAGCACCCTGTTACCTTATAAACATAATTTATTGAGTTGATGAGGGGTTAAAGCCCCTCTCACTATAAACTAAAACAAATAAGGAGTGTGTGTTAATTATGCCTGATTACTTACTACAACGGATCAAAGAACTAAATATGGAATTAGATTACATCAAGGAAGAACTTATAAATTACATTAAGCAAGAAAATGAAGTTAAGCAAAAACCAGTGTTCACCTTTGATTTCCGCAAAACAAATATTAAACAGTGTTAACAACAATAGGGGTATACACCCCTATTTTTAAATATGCCCAATTAAGAAGAAGCAACGAAATTAAAACTAAGGAGTGTGTTAACAATGACAATCAATGCTAACCAACAACAAACAACCGAGGTAGTATGTATCAAATGCGATGGTTCAGGTATCTACACATCACCAAGAGGTACAACCGGTAAATGCTTCACATGTCAAGGTACAGGAATGCAACAACCTAAAGCTGATCCAATGATCCGCACCAATCAAGGTAGACAAATGGTTGGTAATATCCCAGTATCTGACCGTATGCGTAGCGATGTACTCAAAGCTATGATTGCCATCATCGAAGGCAAAGGTGAACGCACCAAAATGACCCGTGTTTATGACATTCGTGATTATCTCAAACAAGTACGCAACCTTGAAGTATCCAACGAAGGGATCAGTGCAACCCTTGATTCTCTCATCAACAACAAGTATGTACGCTTCTTCAAAAACGATGAGAACTACTACTTCTTTGGTATAAGTGCCTTCGGTTGGCACAAATGGGAACACAACCTCCTACCCCACCTATTCCAGACGAAGACCCATACATTCCAGAGTACAGTTTTCACCCTAACATGGATGAAACCGTTGAACTACCTCCTACTCCACGTAAAGGATCAGGTCGAGCAAGGTAAAGAACAAGAATACAGGGGTGCAGAAATGTACCCCAAAACCCTATTTTTTACTTGGATGACTAAAGGTGAAGCAACGCGACTCATTATATTCGTCAACGGAACTCATTATTACCATTAAATCACATTAATTACGTTAAATTTAAAGGAGGTGAATAAATGTCTCAATCTGATTTATACAAAAAGTCAGATGAACTTATCAAAGAAATTAAAAATAACATTTCAAAACTCTATGAAATCTTAGAAACAATCCAATCATACAGAGAAGAAGAGGAAAAAAAGGAGGACAATGTAAGTGATCGTTGCAGTAACAGGTCACCGTCCCGGTAAACTATGGGGGTATGATTACAATCACCCGAAGTACAAAGAGCTAGGCAATGTGCTTGGTTCTCATTTACTAGAACTTGAATGCGATTACGCCATCTCAGGTATGGCACTTGGAGTAGACACTATCTTTGCTCTCGTTGTTTTACAGCTTGATATTAAGCTTGAGTGTGCTATTCCCTGCTTTGACCACGAAAAGAGATGGTACAACGAAAGCATCAAACTCTATCATCACATATTAAATAAAGCACACATCATTACTCAAGTCACCAAATCATACTTCACACCACGTTGTATGCAAGCACGTAATGAGTATATGGTGGATGAATGTGACGTACTCATTGCAGTATGGGATGGTGTTGAGCAAGGTGGGACATGGAATTGCGTAAGGTACGCTAAGACAAAAGGTAAACGTATCATTTTCATCAACCCAAACAATATGAAAGGAGGTGTTTAACATGGATTTAATTATTGGTATAGTTATTA